TACGAATTAATTCAGCCATCTCAAAAAACTTCATTTTATCGAAAAATAATACATACCAGTTTGAAAGATATGATAAATATATTATTAAAATATAGCAGTTCTCCAATCAATATTGATGAATTAAAGAAGGTGTTATTATCATTGAATAAAAAGTTACAACGCTTAAGCAGAGAACCGGTATTATTACAAAAATTAAAACAGCGACAAATACAGTCTCTGAAAATACGTAGTAAAATAAAGATTCTTCGTCGAAAAATGCTTACGCGCAAAAAGAGAGAAAGTCGTCGATCAGGTAAATTATAATAAATTCAATTTAACCAAGAAAAACCCAACTATTATAATGAGTGTTCATATATTCTGCCGTTTTACTTTCTTTATACTGAAACATCTTATACGCTTCTTTGGCATGTAAGAATCGGCCTATATAACCTAAAATCATGATAATAATTAAGACTCCAACAAAACGCATGTTAATATTTTTACTAAAAAATTTATTTACAAATACATAACTTGCGAGATTCAAGAAGATTGTATAAATTGTTATGTTAACTAATATAGATAGACAGATGATTGGTATTAACTTCATAAAGGCAATCCATGACGTTTTTGGATTTGTCGTTTCCAAAAATAGTTTCGTAAACATATATATATATTATAATATTTCTTTGAAACAAATATTCAAAGAAATATACGAGGGTAAATATATCAGTTATTATATGAGACTTGAAATTATTATTATTGCCATTACCGCTGTCTTCATTTATAATGTATATTATGATGGAAATATTTTAAAGAAGATCTATTCATATAAGAAATATTTCACAATGGGTATAATTGCCATTATAGGCATATCGATTTATCTGTTAATCAAACGGGATCCCATGCAATCAAAGAAGATACTTCTTTATGCGAATAATATGATAAAATATATGCCGATAGATAAACAGACGATGAATTTTATTTCTCCTATTATTGATTTCACATCTCCCAAAGATAATAGTGGATTTATGATGGGAATGAACAATAATTCACAATCACCTACAAAAGGTTTCAATGGTAGTGGTGGCAGTGCTACTAAGAGATCAGTATCTGAAACAAAGAAGAAATATGTAGCGTCGCAACAACATTGGAAATGCGGTGAATGTCATCAACAGTTGAACCATACTTTCGAAATAGATCATCGTGTAAGATTAGAATATGGTGGTGGAAATAATGTGGAGAATTTGGTGGCACTATGTAGGAATTGTCATGGAGAAAAAACTGCTAGTGAGAATATGTAAATCATAATATTTATATAATATATACTATTAATGGAAGCGGCAGCAACAGGAGCAAATAAACCCCCGCCAAAGGATTCTGAAACAAAAAATATATTGAACGCAATTGATTATAAAAATCTCGGTAATTATTTTGGTAATCCTGTGATAATAACTATTTTATATTTCATTATTTTAATCAGTTTTATTGTGGTATTATTTTCAACGACATATGTGACGATATCATCATTAATTACAATATTTTTCGTATATCTCTTAATAAAGCAAATATATTATGCGCTTAATGATAAATCAGGTAAGGCTGCAAGTCTTTGGTCATTTGCGTTGCCCATCTTTTTAATTATTTTTACATTGGCATGTAATGCTTTTTTACCGAAAAGTTCAAAGTTTGTCTTAACGAATCAAAGTAACATAATTCAAAATATACAAATGCCAATATATTCTATTTTATATGCTTCAATTATATACGGTATTTTCTTCATATTTATGTTAATATATCATACATTTGACAAAAATAAAATTACATTATTATGCGTGTCATTCTTTTTCATCATATTATCTTCAATGTATATTGTAACAAGATCAAATTTGCCACAAGATGTGACAAAAAGTCAAACAACTTCAATGATGATAAATACACTTGTTTATACACCTCTTGTTGCTTCTTGTATTTATATTATATACGTATTTATGACGTATAAAGGGTTCATACTCAGTGGCTATAATGATATTAAGAACACGTCTTTAATGAATAATATTACACGCGTAATACCTACACCAGCTGCATCAACGATTACGAATATGGAAGAACAGTTGAATAATCTCAAACAATATGATACATCAGGATCAAAATCATCGTCAAAGACAGAATCATTCATGCCTGGGCAGGTTGCGGTTGCCAAAGATTTATCAATATATGGTTTACTTATTATTTATGGAATCGTATTTCTAGGATGTTTCTTTACATTTTTGAATACGACAGCCAATACGAAATATAATTCATTGAATGAGTTGGTTATCATACTGATAAATGGATTTATTATATCGGTTATTGCAGTTTTAACAATGAAAATGACTTCTGCTGGTTTCTCTTCGTTTCAAAATGATTCGATTAAAGAATTAAATAAATCAATGAAAACTGCTGAAATTAAAAGGGGGCAATATTTTGGTAGGTTGGGATTAGAAAATGAGGAATATGGAGTTCTCGCATTGTTAATAGTATATAATGTTGCCATAGCAAATGTATTTAATAATGATTATTTCAGTAAAGATAATGAGATATTTGTCAAGTTTCTCTCTTCATTCATTCCGTCTTCGTATATAACCAAATATGAAAATAGTCTACCAACTCTTAGTATCATAATTACATATATTATTACATTTGCGATATATTACAAAGTAATAATGAAAGAGAGAAATGTAAAGAACGATTCAGACTTACTAATGTTTTTCATTACATTAATTTTATTCATAACAGTAATATTATACATAAATGGTAGTAAATTGGCACAAGGTTCTTCATTGAATAATGGTATTTCGCCTTATATATATGCGATTATAGCATTTGTGATCATTTTCTGTGTAGGATTATTTCTCATATATATATCGACAAAACTGAATATGAATCTCGCGTTTTTTAATATGGAAAAAGATCAGTTGATGCAATCAATTACAGTATCTCTTTTCATCCTGTTTGGTATTTTTTTCTTATTTTCATTGATTAATTGGATCATCCAGTTATTTCAAGTATTTACATTTAAAAACTCAGATGGTTCATCAAGTGTCTTTGGGATTATATTAAATTTTGCAATTATCATCACGTTATTGGCGATTATATACAGAATGATGTCATATAGTAATTTATTCAAAGGGTCAACATTTATAACAGACAGTCCATTATCGCAACTCATAATAGGTTGTATTTTCTATATACCTTGTTTGCTGATTGCACTGATCGATATATTGTCAGGTTATTATAAAAAGGGTTCAACTGTTATGGTAAATGCGATGAAACGAGCATCAACCGGTGATTTGGCAAGTTCAGTTTCTTCATTACAAATTACGCCAAGTAGAACAGATATTATTTTGCTGATTCTTATAGTCTTATTATATCTCATATATTATAGTATTCCATACACATATACATTATTTTCATCGCAAGGTGGACAGCTTCTATTAAAAGAGCCTGTATATACAGATAAAGAAATAGTTTTAGCAACATATACATCATTGAATCCTCAAGTAAATTCGACAAAAAAATCATTTAAACTATTTAATTATGATTTTTCATGGTCGAATCCAGATTATAACGCAACGCAAGTGATTACTCATTCTTATAATTATGCATTATCATGTTGGATTTTTATAGATGCGAATAGCACAGCAAATAATCGAGGCGATACTTTTCATTCTCTTATAAATTATGGTGGAAAACCAAATGTTCAGTATAGAGGAAATGATAATCAAATGATAATAACAATTGAAAAAATGGATGTATCAGGAAATCCAACATTATATGAAGGAAAAAAGTATGATTTAGATGATGATGGAAATTTCATTGTTTATAGAAACAAAAATGTATTGTTACAAAAATGGAACAATATAGTGATCAATTATAATAGCGGCATTTTAGATATATTTATAAATGGTAAATTACAACAATCGTTTAATGGAGGATCTATTCCTTATATGAAATTGGATAATATCACAATAGGAGAGAAGAATGGATTACATGGAGGTATATGTAACGTTGTCTATTTTAGCGATGCATTAAATATAAAGCAGGTGTATTATTTGTATACTTCGGTAAAAGATTTGAATCCTCCTATATTAATGAATTATTATGACAGTTTATATTTAAGTTCAATAAAGGTTGAAAATGCGACAGAAAAGATTGGGTTAAATCAGATTGCGAATTGATAATTATAATGAAATAATAAATTTATTATTATATATTATTATAATAAATGAACATTCGTATGATTATATTTACGACAATTATCATTATCATATTAATATTGATAATACGTTATTATGTGGTAAGTAATCCAATATTAACTAAATTAAGTAATGCTACTGTTCCACAAACAATATCTGCCAGTTCTTTAGGATCATCTAATAGCGTTGGAAGTTCAAATTTTGCATTTTCAATATGGTTTTATATAAGCAACTGGAATTATAGGTATGGAGAGCGCAAGATTATATTTGGAAGAATGAATAATACAACCGGAAAGGTTGATCCTTCAACTGATACTACTGGTGCAGGTCCATCTCCATTAGTATCTCTAGCTGCTATATCAAATGATTTAGAAATAGCATTAGCATATTTTCCGGATAAATTAACAAGTGGAACTTCATCAACACCATTTATTTCCTGTCCAATACAGAATATACCTATACAGCAATGGGTCAATTTAACAATAAGTGTATATGGTAGAACATTAGATACATACATAAATGGTAAATTAGTGAAAACATGTTTATTGCCAGGTGTAGCAAATGTGAATCCGGCAGCAAATGTATATATTACTCCAAATGGTGGATTCGAAGGTTCAACCACTAAATTCTCATATTATTCTTATGCATTAAATCCAGAACAATCTTGGGATATATATCAAAAAGGATATGGAGATGGTATGTTCTCGAATATATTTGGCAAATATCAATTGAATTTTACATTATCACAAAATGGAACTGAAGAGGCTAGTATAACTATTTAATAAAATAGTGAAATTATTTTATTAAACCGTTGAAGGTCAGTTACATTCGTCAATTTATAATGATGGCCTTTAGGGTATCCTTTTTCGTTGATATAAATGAACAAACAAACAAACAACTAACGTATAGTTCTTTCTTATCTTATATTATTATATAAGATATGGATTCTATAACAGAAGATTATACAAATACTGTAGATGAATTAAAAAATGGCCTAACTAACATTGGAAATAATATAGACAGTTACAAAAAAGCAGGTGAAAAATGGGTGGGCGATAATAGTGGAGGTATTCAAGCAATTGGATCAAGTGTTAAAAAAACGTTTGATGACAGTAAAGAAAATATTTCAATAGCTGCCTCAGGAGTAAGAACAAGATTTTCGGGTTTTTTCGATTTTATGGAATCGAATAGTTTAGTCGCCAAATTTTCATTTTTGCTTTTAGTGATTTTTCTGTTTATTATATTATTGGGAGTAGCAGTGAATTTGATTGCGAAACTGTTTGATAATAGTACAGAACAGAAGATTATTACTGGAATGATTAATGCGAGTTCTCAGATGTTGACGATTACACAAGATCCAAAAATGAAGGGTTCTAAAACAATATATCGTTCTAATAATGCTAATAGTGGAATTGAGTTTACTTGGTCAGTATGGATATATATTAATGATATAGGCGTTTCAAATGGAAAATATAAGCACATATTTAGTAAAGGCAATTATGGACCAAATGAACAAGGATTAAATTATCCAAATAATGCTCCGGGTCTATATATTTCTCCTGATACGAATCAGTTAAGCGTAATAATGGATACATATGAGGTAATTGGCGAAGAAGTAGATATCCCGGATATTCCAATAAATAAATGGGTTAATGTTATCATTGTTTGTAAGAATAAATCATTAAATGTCTATATAAATGGAACGATTACAAAAAGCGTAGAATTGATTGGAGTTCCAAAGCAAAATTATGGAGAAGTATATGTCGCAATGAATGGTGGGTTTAATGGATATATTTCGAATTTATGGTATTTTAGTTATGCGTTAGGAACGGTAGCAATTGAAAATTTGGTAAAGAAAGGACCTAATACTACAATGACTGACAGTTCTACGCTGAATAGTAAGAATGCGGATTATCTTTCTTTGAGATGGTATTTTGATGGAACCAATAGTGAGTTCTTCCCTTAATTCTTTTATCATAATTTTTAAAAAGGTTAGGCTAAATGACTTCACTTTACAAAGTGGGTTTAAAGATTAAAAAATAATAATATTATTCTATTTATATGTGGAACACAATATCTAAAATGTTTGGTCTTGGTAGTAGTGAACAAAAAATTAATACTGGTGCAGCATTACATCAACCAGTTCCAATACCATCATCATTGACTTCTGTTACAACTGGAGGAAGAAAACATAAACGGCGTTCAAATAAACGTAGAATAACTCATAAGAAAAGAACAAATAAAAGAAAAAGATAATATATGTCTTGTTTAGGAAAATATTATGATCCAAACCCACCGAGGGAATGGAATCGTTTTCATAATAGATGTAGTCAACCAGATAATCCAAGTATATCTCTTGCAGAAGGTTATCGATTACAGATGATGAGAAAGGGAAACGTGCTTCAGTATAAGAAGAATGAAACACAATTTTCTAAAAAACAGAAGTATTGGCGATTGGCGAACAGACAGTTTACTTCATGGGCGTCGCAAACCGCAACTGTATCGGATCCAAATATTGGATTGTTAAAGAGAATCAATTCGACTTATATTATTGCTCCACAATCGAATAATATAATAGATAGTAGTTCTATCACAAGTGTTCAAAATGCGAATTGTATACCGATGATTAATCCAGGTAATATCAATAATTTGCCTGACCAACCTACTTCAGGTGGACAACCACCTCCGCCTCCAATTCCACCTCAACCAATTATTGATGGAACAGTTGTAATTCCTCCAAATATAAAACCGAGTGATGTAATATTATATTTAATTGAAGATGGTGGTACTTTATTATGTAATAAAATAGTTGCACCGTGTAGTGGACAACTTCTACAAGAGTTTCGCTCGGGTGATTGTTATCCGACATCATTTTCAGATGTTCCAGGGAAATCGCGGTTATTATGTTGGTCTGGAAGAGAAAAATCATATTTCCCGAAAGTAAAGAGAACATATGGAACAAGCAATAATAAATGGCCAGTAAATGCTAAATTTATACGATCTGCAAAACCAGTGAACCCGATGTTTTCATTGGGTCTTTAAATTGTTGTTTATATTGATATTTACCTTTCTTTGGCATTTGGTAAATATAAAATCAAATTATGCTCTTAAAGAAGGATTAACACATATATCTCGACTAGGGAATATATCACCAGACATACAGTCATCATTTTCCCCGACTTGTAAACAAGTTCGATATCCTCTCTCTTCTCCAATATAACACCATCCTGTTTTATTATTTGATTTATTATTACTGCTATAAGTGTCATCCGCTTGAGGCGTTTGTGTCGTTTGACTATTATTTGATTTTGTAGCATTATTTAGTGCTGTATCCAAAGAAGTATCACTATATGGATTAAAATTAGTTGTATTGGCATTGGTATTGATATTATTGGCATTGTTGGTGTTAATTCCAATAGTAGAATTTCCACCACCACTTCCAATTAGATCATCACCATAATCTTGATTATGTGTCGATGAAACTGTGTTATTTGTTATTTCATAAGGCGATGATAAAGATGATGCCATTGTCATAGGTGAACTATCTTGTTGAGATGATGATGGAACAACATTATTAGAAGGAGTAGATGGTTTGCTATTATCTTGAGTTAAATTTTTAATATAACTCGATATAGCCGGGTTATTCCAACATAAATGAACAATAATAGCAATAAATATAACGAGAGAAAGAACAGCAAGAAATATCCAAAATCCTGAATTAGATGAAGGACCTGGAGGCGGAGGTGGAAGAGCTGGACTCGATTTTATAATAGTATTTGAAAATATACTCGGTTGTGGTTGTTGTATTTGATTATCCATATTTATACTTGTCATTTATATATTATTAATTTAAACTCAATAATATATAAACAAATTAAAAAGCCCAGCCCCAATTTCATTCTTAAGAGAGAAAATTATTTATTAAAGACCATTAACTATTCTACATAATCTTCTTTTTCTAAATATTTAATTAGTATTTCATAAATGATTTTCTCTGTAATTTTCGTAATATATATATATAAAATATGTATATATCATTATCGTCGTCCTATGCAGGTAATGCTTGCGCGGTTAAACAAAGTATTATTAATTACACAAAACAAAATTGTGAAACACAATTTTTTGATTGGTTGGTAGTAAGTATGAAAAGTATAAATCAAATATTAGAAAATACGCCTATTTTATTTGAAAATAATTATATATATCCAAATCCATTAAACAGTACATCTATTAATTTTAAAAATTTTGATTTATTAATTTCACATCATGATATTCATATATTTAATGAAAATAGTATAAATGAAATTACTGAAAAATATACCAGACGTTATGAAAGATTAATTAATACAATTAAAGAACAACAAACTATATTTTTTATTAGGTATTGTAAAAAATCAAATGACATACAAGAAGAAGAAATAAATAAATTTTGTAAAAATATTATTAATATTAATCCTAATTTAGCATTTAAATTTATTTTAATTAGCGATTGTGATAATTTAATAATACCAAAACCAAATATTTTATTTAAAGATCATTTTATTTATATTAATTTAAATAATTATATCGATGATGTAGTATTGAATGAAAAGATTGAATATTCTCAAATTATTAAAAAATATAAATGCATATTTAATATTGTAAAATAATTAGTGTTCTAAATGTGTAATTTTACTTCTTGTATTTATTAAATTTATATAATTTGTTGAAAATTGTACTACATACCCTTCTTCATCATTTTAAAGTCAATAAATACAAGAATTGATTCAAAGATGCTAATATTTCATCTCGTATAGTCCAAAGATCGGCATTAGACATTGTTTTCATAAATGGTTCATTTTCCAAATTAACTAAATAGTCTTTAAATGATGCGATTTCTCTCTTCATTCCTTTATCAAAAGTGTTTCCACTAGAAAAATCTATTAGAGGTATCGACTTTACTGTTGTCAAATTGATACGTGCTCCATCCATTTTCCCAAGCAATACTTCAACAAATTTATCCATATTTCCATTGAAAGATGAATACAATTCATCACTTGCTTTGTGTGCAGCATAATTAAATGTTTTCCAATGATACAATTTCACCATATTCAATACAACCAAAAAACGCATAATAAGTTGTTCTTTGAAACCAAGTTTTCTAGTACTTTGTCTAGAAAATGTTTTGGTTCTTTTTTTCCTTGAGAATGATGGCATTATATATTATTTCATTATATTATATATGCTGAAATACAAAAATATTATTAATGATAATAATAATAAAATCCTATACTAATTAATATTACCAAAATCGTCCATCCTGTAATATGATCTAACGTATCCATAGCAGTGATAGCTGATTTCGGTAATGCTTTAAATTTTTTTTTATATTCAGTTGGTTTAAAAGGCAAAAAAATATATCTTCCAAAAGGAATAATTGTTGGTTGCATTTTATCAATACAATGATAACTATAATCATACCAAGCCAATGCAATATAAGGTATCCATAATAAAAATAATAGGACTATAATATTTTTTGAAGGAAAATACCAATATCCTAAAACAATAAGCAATGTAAATATAATACATTTTATATTAAAATGAAATGGATAATTAGGAAAAATACCACCCGACATATATTATAAATATTTATAATATATAAAAAAATCAAATATTATTTTCGTTCATAATCGTGGAATAAAACTTTCACCAAAAGTATTCATTCGATCTAACTTCTCAATCGTTTTATCCAAATTAGACTTTTTCAGAGAAGAGAATAAATAATCTGTATTGGGCGAATGTTCATTCTTCTTTACCTGTTTATATATATTGTCGATTTGTTCTACCAATTGTAAAACCTGTTGTTTCTCTCTTATAATTTCTTCATCAACTGGTACAGATTCAGTCAAGAGAGAAATCGCAAAATAAATAATAAAGCGCCGTTTCTTAGAAATAGCGTGTGTATATTTTAATGAAAATATGTTCAACAGACTATCAACGATACGCTTAATAAGCGCACCATGAGTTTCCGCTTCTCTCAAAAGCACATCCCACAATAACCAAACGATATCCATTTGATATTTACTATCCACAGGAATCATATCTCGTCTTTCACATTTACATTTAATCTTCTTTTTCATACAGACGCATTCATACTCTAACAACCATTCTACCCAATAACAAGCAGAGAGAGTATTCTTACCATCTTTGGAAATATTATAAGCAAATTCATTGATAGGAATAAATAGTTCTTTTGGATCTTCGTTCATCATAATCGTTCCATAATTGACATTAGGTGCCTTAAATCTCTCTGTCATTGAAGTCATATCAAAATCATCTTTGTGAACCTTAATTTCATCAAAACTGTGTCGTCTTTTAGCATGACATAGAATACAAATTATTTCGGCGAATAATTTTCTTATTTTAGAATTATTTCTCATAGGTAAATCATTAGCGAGATATCCATTTGCGACAATGGTTTTAAAACTCTGGATTCGAACATCTAAGTATATTGCAAGTTTAGGATTTCCTAAATGAATAAATTTGCTGTAAAAGAAGAATATGATTTCCCATAAATCAGAATAATGACCAGCACAAATGAACTCGACACTCCAATAACATGCTTGTTCAATCTTAGATTTAATTAAATTATCGAGTAGTTCTTTTTTAACATCAGTTTTTTTAAATCCAGAGAAAGTAACTGCTTTAAATTCCTTCGATTCTCTCTTATCATTAATTTCGGTATTTTCATTCATATAAACATATAAAGTATATAATAACAAAAAAAATAACAACAATACATATAAAGATGAATCCAGCAAAATCATTAACAAAGATATATAATAATATGACTACTTGGAGTAAAATATTGTTACTATTTGCTCTTTTATTAATAGGCTATTCTATTTTTTCTATAAAGAGAGAAAACTTTCAAAATACTAAGAACTTTGTATTCAATGATGGACCCAGTGTATATGATGATTTTTATAGTGAAATATATGACTTAATGGTATATAGTCAATCCAAGGATCAATACGAAATCGGTGAGATTCTTAATCAGACAACGCCAACAGAAGAAAGTATTATATTAGATATTGGTTGTGGAACAGGACATCATGTTGCCTTATTAGAATCAAAAGGTATAAAAGCGATTGGCATAGATAATTCTACAGCAATGATAAATAAAGCAAAGAAGAATTATCCAGAATATAATTTTATGGTTCAGGATGCGCTCGATGCGAGTGCGTTTAGATATCAATCATTTACACATATTTTATGTATGTATTTTACAATTTATTATATTCAAGATAAGATGCAATTTTTCAATAATTGTATGGGATGGTTGAAACCAGGTGGATATTTAGTTGTCCATTTAGTTGATAGAGATATGTTTGATCCTATTCTACCACCAGCGAATCCTTTGTTGATGTTGACGCCACAGCGTTATGCCAAAGAGAGAATTACCAAAAGTAAAATACATTTCAAAGATTTTAATTATACTGCTAATTTTGATTTAGACAATAATACCAGTGTAGCGAAATTTAAAGAGAAGTTTGAGTTTAAAGACGGACGTATTAAAAAACAAGAACATAAAATGTATATGCCAACTGAAAAAGAGATTGTTGTAATGGCACAGGAATCAGGCTTTATATTACATGGAATAATCGATTTGATCAAATCAGGGTATGAATATAATAACCTGTATATATTTGTAAAACCGAATTAATCCGATATTAATTTACTAATATAGATATATAGACTATGATATATACGACATATATTTTAAAGCATAGTGTAGATATTAATTATGATGAACTGATCAATGATTCATTGAATATTTATTTAGGCTTGTCATTATTACTGTTTAAAACGAAAAATACTGGAAATGTCAATGTTGATCAGTTATCGCAAGAAGTGATATTACTATACGTTAACATGCAATATCAATTACTTTTATTTGTATCCTTACTGATGGTTATACGAAATACACAAAATAAAATATTT